AGAGCTTCTAATTTGAATCGATCAAATTCAAAGGTTACTGGCAAGTTCATTATTTCTCCCTGATTTTCCCAAGAAGTATCTATAGTCCCAACCTGCGAAGGAAAAGCATTTCCAAACGTATAATGATATACTTTACTTGCATCATTTCCCGAAAACAGTAATACTTCTATAGTTGCAGCGTAGTTGTCTTTATATTCAATCTGATATGGAAGTTTTTCTTGTGGATCTAATTGAGTTGTGCCATCATAGGTGTTATAGTTGATTATTGATTGCATCCATCGATGGAAAAATTTCATTGTTCCAAAATCGCTATCCATCATAAAGACTGCTGGTAAATTAGATAGATTTAAATCTGTTGGTCGACTTTCTGTTATTCCGAATCCAAGAGGTTTAACCCCAAAATTTACTATTCGCATCTCTGGCAGATTAACGGATTTACATAAAAACGTTAATTCGCGAGTTGTGATAGTGTTTTCTATAAAACTAATTGAAGCCGGCAACGTAATTTGCATAAAGAATAAGTTATTCTTTGCTAGTCCTCTTCTAGATGCATGTGCTTGAAATTCGCTAATATTGAATGACATTATTTTTTCCTATTAAAGAGTGCTAGCGCTATTTCCACCAACTGACTGTAAAGAATCTTTCCACACCTTTTCTTTAGTCGCGCCAATAAATCTTTGTGTTGGAAGAAACAATGCTATATCCCACTCAGACGGATACACATACAAAAATCTACTACGAACTTGTTCTGATAAATAATGCTTAACACAGGGCTTAAAATATCTAAATTTTGCCGCTTTATCTAAAATAGAATAGTTTAATCTAAGCTTAGTCGACTTATCAAATGCATCATTATTAGTAGTATCATATAAAGCATCCATTAGTTTTGCACGATAGATTAATGGAAGATAGTGAAGATTAATACCCATAAATCCTCCTGGCACTCTTTTATAAGGAAATACTAAAGGAAATCTATCGTAGTATGGTAGCGTTGCTTTATGCTTAGCATCGTAGAAATACATATAACAATTGCCAACTATTTGAGTTGAAGTTAATCTATCTCCAGAACTTTTCATAAGAGTCGTCTCATTGATTTTAGAATATTCACCAGCGGTTTTTCGATACCACTTTTTAGCAGCATCAGTACGGCCAGGTATTTGTCCTGCTCTAACGCCTTTAGCTAATATTTCATCAAATAGCGCCATTATTTCAATGTTCCAAAGAGTTGTTTTTCGGTGACTATAATAAACTTCCATCCTTTATCAGTACAGTATTCTTGTGCGGCAGCCCATTTTGCGCTATTCACACCATATGTTGCAACTTCGTTTAGGTACTTTCTACTCAGTCTGCCTTTAGGGGTTAGCTTTTTTCCTACATTAGGAGCCTTAGTCTGTACATCTGGTTTTACTTCAATCAAAATGGTTTCTTTATTCCCATTACTATTTATCTGTTCTAGATAGACGTCAACAAAATATCTATGCCATCTACCATCTATTGGGCTTTTATATGGAATAACTACTTCTTCACTATTCCACTTTATTACGCTGGGATGATTGTCTAAATATGCAAATAGCCTAAGTTCCCAACTAGATCTATAGATTATATTAGATGAATCGCCTTTATATTTGTTAGAGTTTTTAGGCTTAAACTTTCCTTGATAATAAGAAGCCATTTATGATTTTCTTTTCAAAAGCATGTTAACAAATATCATATTGATATTTTCTTTTCTATTGAGTTGCAGTATAAATAGTTGTGTATAGATTATTTATAGGATTATTACATGTCAGGCCCAACACGTACAGATGTTATACAACCAGCAGACACTGTAGTCGAAAATAATCGAACAAACCAAGCTATAACTGCAACACTGCGGTACCCATCCGATATATCTACACATGGGATCGTATTTACATTTAGGAAATACCAATATGCTGGAGGTGGAGAAGCGGCAAGTTCAGTAACTGGTTCATCTATTGTTCTTCCATTACCGAGATCTCTAATTGATATGAATAGCATTGATGCTAGAGCTTCTGATTTAGATATATCTGGAGCAGGAGTAGTTGATGCAGCACAACATATTAATGGTAATAACCCTATAGATTTTCGCCAACTTGGAAGCAATGCTGTTACTGGAATAGGAAATTTAATTAGTGGAAATAGTGGTGCTGGCATGAGTAATTACGCAGCTTTCGCAAAATATGCAATGAAGTTTGCATCACAAATCTCAACACCAGTTAATAATGCTGCAGAAGCTTTAAGTGGAACATTGTTTAACCCCCATACCACATTATTGTTCAATAGCATTGCATTGAAAAATTTTTCGTTTGATTGGGTGTTTGCCCCAAAAAATGAAGAAGAATCAACACAGATCAAAGATATTATTAAGCAATTTCGTAAAAACGCGTTACCAGCATATGAATCTCCTATAGGCACGACTACTTCAACTGGTATAGGATCAATTGATCGCGCTATGTTTAGTTACCCAAACATAGTTGACGTAATACTCATAGGTTTAGACCCGGAATATTACGTTACGTATAAACCAGCATTAATCACTAGTATTAACGCTGACTATGCATCGCAGGGTCAAGCTCTTCTTAAGGGTACATCACATGGTTCTAGACCAGCACTCGTCACGTTAACTGTAACAATGACAGAAGCTGATATTCACACTCAAGCAGACTATAACTAAGAGGCTACAATGTCTAGGTATTTTACGTATTTTCCAAAAACTACTTATTTAGATCGGTCAATCACCGATCTGACTAGACGCGTTAAGCTTAATGATAATATATTGCTTGACCCATATGCGTTTTTACCATATACTATAAGAGGCGAAGATCGAGCTGAGGATGTTGCGTTATACTATTATGGGGATCAAAATAAAGTTTGGTTAGTCTATCTTGCAAACAACATTATTGATCCATATACACAATGGCCAATGAATAACAAAAATTTCGACAAAACTATTAATAAAAAGTATTACCAAGCTCCATTATCATTTACTACTATTGATGGCACTTCAAATAAAATAACTATCATTAATCATAAGTTTACTACAACAGATCCGGTTGATTATAATTTAGTGAGTGGGCAAAACCCCGGATTAACAAGTGGGTCAATGTACTATGCTATTAAAATAAATGATCATAACATTAGATTAGCAACTACTGCTGCAAATGCAAATAATGGCATTGCAATGAATCTTAGCGACGCAAATGGCCTTTATACCATTCAGCGAAATGTTGAGGTTTGGTTGCAGAGTACTATGATTAATACTAATATCGTGTTTTATCGTAATACTCAAGATCCAGAATTAGTTATTAACCCAAAATCATATGCGTTAGATACTTCTCTTGTTACATCAGAATGGAATCCAATAAGAGTTTATGATTATGAAGTTGAATTAAATGATAACAGACGCACTATCTATTTGGTAAACAAAATTTACGCTAAACAAGTAGAAGAAGATTTGAAGAAGATGCTGAATGAGTGATTTGAAATTAGCTGGTAGATTCTCAGTAAGAGAATTTAGTATCACTAATGCTGATAAAAGCAAAACCGTTGATATTAAGATGCTGATTCACACATTTACTATAGTTGAATCAATGTCACTGAGTAGTGTTCGTGGATCAGCTGTTATTTATGATGCGTTTGATTTAGTAACTCAATTCCCGCTAAAGGGCGAAGAGGTTATTAAAATAGTCTATTCAGATTTTTATGACACTGAAAGGACAGAATATTATCAACTGTATTCAATTGCTGATGTAAAGTATTCTAAAGAAGCTAGTCAATCAATGATTCAATATAAGATTAATTTTGTATCGCTCGGTAAGTTTTATTCTGAAAACAAATTGATACAACAATCGTATAAACCAAATGGATCTTTGTCTCTTATAAGCGACTATGTTAAAGATGTGTATGACGTATATTATAAACGATTGTTAGAAGAAAATAATCTACCAATTAAAAACATACTCATTATTCCAACTACTGGCACACAGACTTACGTAATTCCAAGTTATACTCCTGAACAAACGATGCAATTTTTTTCTAGGAAAGCTTTTCTTTCTGGTAGTAAGACTCAATCATTTAGGTTTTTCGAAAATCGAGAAATGTATTTTTTTGCGACTAATGAATATATGTATGAGCGGGTTATGCAGACCGCTGCGCCAAATACACCAGCAAGCGGCGCTCAGTCAACGCCGACACGTATTCCTCAATTTAGAATCAACTATGGCACCGCTCAAAGCCCCGATCGACAAAGTTCTATAATGAATGAAATTATAGCTATTGAATTTGGAAATAAAACTGACATTATATCTGATATTAATGAGGGTGCATATAAAAAGAAAACATTCGAAATTGATATTATGAATAACTCCATAATAGAAAATTCATACGATCATTCTGTTGGGTTTGAAAGCAGCACTGAAAAACTGTTACATGATCCGGCTTATGTCGAAAAGAGAATTAGTAAACCCAAGGAAGTGTTTGTCATTAAGGACTATAATTCTACTGGCGTTGCTGGAGGAAGTGAGATCAGAACAGATCAGTATTATGCAAATCTCTATAATGTCAAACCTACTGCTTTTTATCACTATACTGCTAATATGACGAGCTTATCAATATATGGTCGTAATACTATTTTTGCTGGTAGTATTATAGAACTACAGCTTCTTGTTAACACAACAGACACAAATGATCCATTCAAAATTGACAAAGAACGTAGCGGCAAATATATAGTAGAATCTATAGAAAACGTATTCTTTGAAAATGTATATACACAAAAATTGAAGATAGCTAGAGGTGGTATTGGAATATGATTGGCGAATCTGGGTTTGAAAACATTACATGGTTTATGGGATTAGTTGAAGACAACGCTGATCCAATTGCCGGTCGAGTAAAGGTACGATGCTTTGGGTTTCACCCGCCATTTTCAGATGGTTTAGTTGATACCACAGATTTACCATGGGCTCATGTTGTTCGGGATAGTAAATTTGCGTCTGTCCCAGATAATGGTGACTTAGTTATTGGGTTC